ATGAAAAAGATTATTGCTGATAAAGACCCGAATAGCAGGTTCTATCCTGTATTTCAACATCTTCTAGGTAATCTTAATAAATTAGAAGAAAAAATACTAGGTGAAGAAGAATGAATAGATATTATAATGAATTATTAGATTGGCTACAAAATGAACACAATGAAGTGTTTAATCAATGGGCGCAAATAGAAGAGGTAATTCGCCTTGAACAAGAACAAAAATTCGCAAAAGAAATTGCTAGAGATAATAGAATGCTTGATTATTGTCTTACAATGTATAAGAAAACATATCCTAATACTTCACGAGACCTTTTAAATTCTCTTGATATGCTTAATAATGCAGTAGATGTGCCCTATGAACATAAAATGGCCGCTATTCGTTCTTTATTGCATGAAAGGGGAGGAAGAATCTTTAGAGGTAGAGGTAATCTTTGGGGTCAATGGAAAGCAGAATTTAATGCATTGGAGGAAGAAGAATGAATAAAATATATTTAATTACAACAAATGATAAGAAGTTTGATGCATGGTGTAAAGAAATCAAGAAGAAATTGAAGGCTGAATCTGAAATTGCATTGGAACATTTCAATGCTGGCTACAATGATGTAGTAAAGGGCAATTATCTAGCAAGAGCATCGTTTGTTTGTTATTGGGAAATTTATCATAATAACTCTCTTGCAAGATTAGCACCTGCAATTACTCAAGCCTCTCTTATTCATATGATGCACCGTTTTATGGAATTACAAAAACAAGAAGAAGTGCAGGTTGTTCAACAATTAATGTGGAACTTTCTAAGACTTCTTCAATCTCTCGAAGGAGCGAATAATAATGAAGAGGAATGACTGGATATACTTGGCAAAGGCCATGTGGGAATATTCAGAAAAACATGAAGGTAAAATCAGTAACCTTCTAAAACAACTGATTAAAGAAGTAAATAACAATAAGGAGATGATTACAGATGACATGGGAGAATATGAGCAGAATGCTAGAAGCAACAGACCAATTGACACCAACTCAGCAGATTACACGGATATCGCGGGATTTAGAGTCAGGATTTACGACGGCTAAAAGTAGTCGTTCTTTAGTTCTTCAAATTCTTGATAAAGATAAATTAGAAGCAAATAATCTTGGTTTAGCCAAAGCAAAGAAGTGGATGGCTAAAATCTTCGATGTATTTGATGATGAAATTGATGGATTAATGTATGCTCACGATGATTTAGGAGAAGCAATTTACCATCTTGACCCATCGGCTGAAAAGCAACGAAACTTTTCGGTTCAATATGTTCATCGTCTTTTGAACATGAATTGTGGAAAGATTGATTCTAATGAGTTTTCAATGATTGAAGAATCAATTTTGGCTATGTCTGCAAATGCACGGCGTTGGTTTATTCGCTATATGCTCAGAACTCCGAGAAACGGAATCAATGAAGGAACAGTAGCGAAGATTATTGCTAAGTATTATAGAAAGAAGCAATCAGATGTAAAGAAAGATTTGAACTTCAATTCTGTTGAAGTAGTTTGTCAGTATTATGAAGGTGGTCAAAATCCTCCTTGCAATTTAACTTACGGAAAGTTTGTAAAACCAATGCTTGCTAAAGAAGTTCCGATGAATAAATGGCCGACTGATTTTGTTGTTGATTACAAATACGATGGAAACAGATACCAGATTCATATTGATGGCGACAAAACTATGATTTTTAATCGTAAGGGTAAAATTGTAACACAGCAATTCCCCGATGTTGTTGAATTGGTTCAAGCCTATGATATTGAAAACGCTATTCTTGATGGTGAAATCTATCCCATCTTAGAAAATGGCTCTCCTGCTCCCCATAAAACAATGGGAACAAGAGTACATTCAAAAAATGTTCAAGAGGCTATGGAACGAGTCAAAGTAGAATGGGTTATTTTTGATTGTCTAATGCTCAACAACGAAACAGTCATGGATTTATCATATACACAACGATTGGAGAAGATGAAAGACCTTCCTAATCAAGCACACCGTATCACCGAAGGCGACATTATGGCCTTTTACCATGAAGCAATCAACGAAGGATTTGAAGGAATCATCGTTAAAGATGCAAGCCAACCATATCAATCAGGAAAACGCTCCGTTTTTTGGGCTAAATACAAACCTCCGCAGATAAACTTGGATGTTGTTATCCTTTCCGCAAAATACGGGGAAGGAAAACGTGCCAATGTTTTCGGCACTTTTGAATTAGGCGTGAAGGCTGATAATGGTTTTCATAGCGTTGGGTGGTGTGGAACGGGCTTCTCGGATAGCGATTTAGTCCAATTAACCAACACCCTAAGACGTAATGTTGAGAACTTCGATAACGGACAATTCTTTGTTTCACCTGTTGTTATTCTTGAAGTTAAGGCTGATTTAGTTAGTCGTGATGCTAAAGATAATTTAGGACTTAGATTCCCCCGTTGTATTCGTATTCGTGATGATAAGTTTGTTGCGGATATTAACACTTTAAAAGATGTGGAGAGATTAGAATGACAAAACAAGCAAATTGGAATGTAAAATATATGCCCGATGCATTAGGACGATGTTTAAAAATATCTGAAATGAATGATACCCAAGTCAATAAATCATTAAAAAATTCTAAAATTAATCTTAGGGTAATTAAGAAAAGAATGCAGTTATTGTATCAGCGTAGAATGAATTTAATGCACCAGAAAGGTAATACAGAATACAAAGAAAGAGATGTTAATTTGAAAATCGCTCAGTATCTAAATATTGGTTCAGAGACTTTTAAACCAATTCAAGCAGAAACAGATAGACTAAGACAAATTTTAGAAACTGCTTTAGATTTTCTCGATAAAGGCAAAAATCCTGAATTAGTAAAAGCAATCTTACAACAAGCGAGGAATGACCTATGATACAACAAGGACAAATGACAATTATTGATTCTGTAACGTATAGATGTCTTAAAATTGATGAGCAAGGATATGCTCATTTAAAGAATATTATGCATGAGCAGGGAAGACCTAAATTAGTTCTACAAAAGTATTGTCCATATATTACACAAGAAGGAGAATATGTTGTTCCAGAGAAACCTACTTATCAAAGACCTAAGCCTTCAACAAAAATCAATGTATCTAAGTTGATTAGAGATAATATTGATTTACCAATTACCAATGAAGCAAAGTTTTTCATAACAGAATGGGTTGAAACGGCTATAATGAACTTAATGGCAAACGCAGAAGAAAACGCTATAAATAGGGGCGACTCTCGCATAACTGCGGCCCACTTCTATTGGTTGGAGACGAATACTTCACCTAATGGTTATTGGCCTGATAATAGCAAATATATGCAGGATTGAATATAAATGTTCAATGATGAAACAGTCCAACAATGGATTTTAGAAACAGGAACAGCCACTAGTTTTACTTTTCTTGTTCTTGGTAATTTAACAGAGGAACAACTTAATACATTAGTTAAAGGCTTAGTATTTGCCTTAGAGATTCAAGGTAAAGATTACGAGGTTGCTGTCTTTGAAGAAGAAATTGATGAAGAAAAAGCAGTAGCATGGAATACGTTTCAAGGCACTTCTATATCAATAGTACTTCGTGGAAATAAAATAGCATATGAAAAAGATGTTAGAATGGTAATAGAAAGTGGACTAGATTATCTAAAATTCAAATATGAATATCTAGGGAAACATAGAAGTGATTCTTATGTATAGTAAAGATATGTTGATTGGTATTCTTCTTTCATCTGGAAAGTTGGATTTTAATATCGAAAGAGCCAGTGATTCTCAGATAGGTTATCGTGTGCGAATTAAAATTATAATTCGTGCAAAAGAAGAATTTCTTAGAGCAGTAGAAAGAACACTTCTTCAACATGAGATTACTTCTTCTTACAAAGAAAAAGAATCAAAGACTAGACCGAAGCCAATTCTAAAGATTGGTGGGATTAAAAATTTGTATAAATTGACAGAATTAGTACCCGATTTACCTGATGCAAAAGGTGAATGGAAAACGTTTAGAGAACTCGTAGAATTAATATCGGAAAATAAACATAGAACATCAAGTGGACTTGATAGAATTTTAGAAATAAAAGGGGTAATTTAATGGGATTAACCAATATGAATAACAATAGAACAATACTACTTACGGGCAAAACTGGAACTGGAAAATCTACTAAAGCACTTACGTTTGTGAATAACCCAGTTATTCTCTATGCAAACGATATTGATTTCGACGTTGGTTCTTTTCCTGCGGAAAACGGTATCGTTATCGAAGATGTGCATTACAAGCCTGATAAGTCGGCAATCTTACATATTATGAGAAATTATCGTGGTCAAGTAGTATTAACTTCAATTAATCAAAAATCTGTTCCTAAAGAAATAAAGGATATGTGTAAAATTAAAAGAGCAGGTTCTACTAATTTTCTTGAACAGTCTATCAAAGAGATAGCACCAAACAGCGAAAGTCCGTTTTCCTTTGAAAGAGATACCTATTCAATAGCAAATGGTTTCTTAAAAGAAAAGGATAGAGATTTAGTCGCTAAAATATTGCTTTACAATAAACCATCAGATACACAGATATTGTCTTGGTTATGTGAAAATATGCATCCAAATAGATTAATATTTGTAGATGGTCAGGTAAAGAGAAGATGGAGTCAAAGATACTTTTACGAAATGTTGGCCTATTGTCATTTAGGTGGTTTTGTAGGACAACTATCAATGCCGAGAAGAAGACAGTATTCTCAATTACCAAAGTTATCAAGACGCTTAGGGGTAAGAAACCCAACACTACTTCCTTTATTATTAAAGGATGAAGCCTTTAGAGAACAGGCTAAAAAGAAACTCAATAATGCAGAATGCAGACTTTTAAAGATTGGTGAGAAAAAGAGGAGAAAGAAAACAACTCCTGTTGTGATTAATCAATCTTCTTTAGAAGATTTTATGTGAGGAATAAATATGTTATGGACAGAAAAATATAGACCAATGAAATTAAATGAAATTATAGGACAAGAACATTTTGTATCTGATGCAAGAGGTTGGATTGAAGAAAAAAATATGCCTAATGTTTTATTATACGGAAATCCTGGAAATGGTAAAACAGGAGCAGGATTAGTTTTAGGAAGAGAAATATTAGGTGAAACATTCAAAGATAATTACTTTGAAGTAAATGCTTCTGATGACCGACGTTTAGAAAATGTACGGACTACTATCAAGAATATTGCACAAAGCGGAACAATTGGTGATGCACCATTTAGAATCTTATTGTTAGATGAAATGGATGGTATGACAACTGATGCACAAAACGCACTAAAGCGTATCATGGAGCGTTATTCAAATAATATTCGTTTTGTTATTACTTGTAATGATAGAAATAAGATTATCTTTGCATTACAAAGCAGGTGTGCCAACTATCATTTTAAACCACTCTCTAATGAAGCAGTATTGGAAGTATTAACTTCAATTCTCAAGGCTGAAGAAATAACTCGATTCTCCCAAGATGAATTGGACTCCTTTATATATGCTATGAATGGTGATATGCGGAGGGCGATTACGGAACTCCAAGCGGCAAAAGCAAGCAATTCCACCCTCAAAACGCAAATTGATGCAGGACTTAATGAATATAAAAAATTATTAATGAAGATTGTAGATAAAGATAACACCGCATTAAGCACAATACACGATTTACTTCACAACGGACTAACTGTTCGTGAAATCTGTGTTGGCCTACACGATGCAGTTATTGTATCTGATTTAGGCAGTAATTCAAAATTTAAAATTCTTAGAACTATTGGAGAAAGCGAATGGCGTTCAACCACTATGACTCCGAAAGTGTTAGCCTCATGGTTAATTAGTCAATTATCATAGAATTGAACAAAAACAAAACAAAAATATGGAAGTGTAAATATGGATGAAAACATGAAAACAGAAATTGAAAAGAGTGCGGAATACATCAGTATGACCGCAGAAGAAGCGATGAACAAATTTGAAGAGATTTGTTCTGAAAACAACGTAGAAACAACAAACCCTATTGCTAAGGGTCTTTGGAGAAACTTTGTTGCGAATGTGCGAAGAACACAAAATAGTGGTGATTCAGCATCTTCATCAAACAATGATTCTTATTACAAAGCAGCATTTGGTTTCTTTGTTTCTTTGGAAGCACCAAGAGATATGATGGCATGGACTCGTAATCGAGCAAAAGAAGAATACATGAGAGATGCTGATAATGCTCTTGAACAGGGATATGTAGCAGTAGCCACACAAAATGCTTTAGGTAAGTGGGTTGTTGCTCGTTATCATCATGGAGAATATAATGAAAAGACAATGGGAACATTGCCATCAGGAGCAGAAGAAGTCGGTGATGTAGTAATTATTCCTCTTGATAATACACCAACATATATGAATGGTGGAAAGAATAATAATTATGGAAAGCCTCTTCCTTCTGAACAGATGCGAAGAAGCGGTATTTTCTTTGGTTCTCTCGGAACTGGGGAAATGAAGCCTTATTATTTCTCTTACAAAAATCAAGCAGGAGTAGATTTTGCTCCTAATACATTTGAGTGGGTTCATTTCCTTTGTATTGCTAATGATAACGGAACTGATATTTATGGTGCAAAGCAACTGACATTAGAGAGTCTTTCTCTTAATTCAGAAATGAGTCCTGATAATGAGTTATATCGAGATATGTCTTCATTTGATTTTGAAGACTGTTTGAGAAATAACTTTGACTCTCATCTTGTTCCTTTGGTTGATATTACAAGAGAACATATCAACAGACAGGCTCTACCTTCAAAGGAAAGATATGTTATTACTGATGGTTCAGTTGTAAATATGATTATGACACCAACTAAGAATGGTAATCGAATCATTAACATTTCTGATTTAAATGCAGAAATGGACTTTGAAAGTGATGGTGTAACTACCTGTTGGATTCCAGAGCATTTGACTCTTGATTTCGGTATTGGTTCTTCTGTGATTATTCTCGGAAGAACAAGTCAAAGAACAACAGATGAAGGTGTTGAACCAGTAACAATCAATGTTTCTGGTCTTTATTGCGTAAAGCGTGAAGGTTCAGCAGTAGAAGTTTCAGTTCCAGTTGAAGAGGACTTTGACTGGTTTTGATTGATATTCCGATTATTCCCCCGTAGAAATGTCGTATGGCTTTTAGCCAGTTCGTTAGTTGCGGTATGATGTGTTGGCGACATTACAGATTTCATGTCGGGAATAAGCATATAACAAGTGTAAGTTTGAACTTGTGGAAGCAATTGAGACTCAAATGGGTGCAAAGCCCTATCCCTTCGGAGGGTAAAATATGGAAGATTTAAAAGAAAATAGATATTTAGTAAAACAAACAAGTTATATTGTTGATTTGAAAGATGTAGATTTCATTACATGGAGTGCTAATGAAAGAGACTTGGGCAAGTTTTTGGCTAAGTTGCACATCGGAACAAAAGAAACAAGATATATGTGTCAATCCGCAGAAGAATTAAAAGAACTTCTTCAAGGATGGGCAGATGCAAAAGGAAAAGAATTAGAAATAAAATTAGATGAAATAGAATGGTGATAACATGGGATTAACAAGTGGAAAAACAAAAATTGATGAAGGAATGGCACAAAACGCAAGAGTTTTGGCTTTTAAGGATAAACTGGCAAAACAAACGGCAGGGCGACTGGCTCGTAAAAACCGTTTAATTTGTGGTATTTGGGGAGAACCAAAGACCGTTAAAAGCGGTTTGGCTCTTGATTTTCCAGATAAGCAAATTTATGTTCTTGACTGGGATGATGGTTGTGAACCAACATGGCGACAAAACCATGAAATGACTGATAGGATTACTCTTTGGAATCCTGAAGTAAGAAACAAAAATGGTGAATTAGATATTCAAAAGTCTGAAGCAAATTCAGAAGATTTTGTTCTCTTTGTTAAGTCAAAGATTGAAGAAGGCGAAGATTGTCTTTTTGTCTTTGATGGTATTGATAAGTGGCTTGATTGTTGCACGTTAAATGTAACTGGCTCTTCAAAAATCGGAAAGCCACAAAAGATGAAGTTTGAATGGGGCAAGCGAAACGCCCCATTCTATTCTCTTTTGATGATGTGTAAGAATCTTGATTGCGACCAAATCTACATTACACACGCAAAGGCTGATTATGGAGCAACGGGTGAAGTTATTGGTTCTAAACCAAACTGGCACAATTGGGGTGATTATCTGTATCAAATTATTTCAACAAGAAGAACGCGCAAAAAGAACGATGTTGTTTATAAGGCTGAATTACTCAGCAGTAAAACCAACACCGAATTAGTAGGCAAATCTTGGGAAACATTAACTGTTGGTAGCGGTAAAGTTTCTTGGGAAGGAATGCCTGAATTGCGTGAGGGATTGATTTGAAGTTCACAATTGATAGTGATAACTTAAAGAAAGCATTAGAAAGCGTTCAAGTAAAAGGCAAAGGGGCAACTAGCGGTGGTTTTGGTAATACTAATTTTGGTAGTTATGCTTATATTGTTGCCGATACTGCTTCTATTGAAGTATGGAATGGCAATCCAACCTTCTGTGTCAAAATAGTTATTGATGCTGAAGTAGAAGAACAAGGAAGAGTATGCGTAGATAGTTCTGTTATTATTCCTTATCTAAAGAATTTTGCAGGTGAAGATGTTACTTTTTCAGTAAATGATTTTATTCTAATCACTTGTCAATCTAAGAAGGCTTCTGTTCCTTTGGTGGTTAATCACCCAAACGCAGATGCTTTATCGAGATTACAAAGTATGTTGAATCCTGTTAGATATGAGATTCAACCACAAACTCTTTTTAATTTTGGTAAATCAAAATTTGAAGGGGCTTTCACACTTACACAAAACCAACTACAAGAAACAATTAAAGCCTGTGAATTAGTTAAAAGTGGAGTGTATAAACTTGATTATAATAAGGGAGTCCTAAACGTTTCTTCAAGATTAAACGTTACAAATAAATATGAAGAGACAATTACTCCTGCGTTTCCTATTGGAGAACCTGCCACAATTGAATTTAGTAGTCCTGTATATTCTTTCTTTGAAAAGAATCAGATGCTAAATGTTTATATGAAAGACGAGTTTCCTCTCTTGATTGTAGCAAGCGACAGAATGCTGTTAAAAGCACCTCATATTACTGGGTGATAATAATGATAATTAATAAAATGGATGATGGATGCAGAATATATAAATCTTGGAGAGAGAATGGTGAGAAAAAATTTGAAATCGTTCCCTTTAGACCTTACTTCTATGTAAAGGAAGATAGTCCTGAACCTTTTGAGTATAAACCTTCTAAATATGTTTCAAGAGAATTTGAATATATTCGTGGCAATTGGCACAACTTAAATGGCGAAAAGTTGAAGAAGGTTATTGTAGAATCATCCCATGATATGCGAAAAGCAAAAGATATGTTTAAGGAAACATATGAAGCAGATGTTCCCTATCATTTTAGATATGCAGTTGATTGTATTGATAATATGCCTGAATATAAAATGCGTAAATGGTATTGGGATATGGAATGGCAACAAGGTGGTGATTATCACGACCAATTGACTACTATTGTTGTTTATGATAACTATGATGAAGAATATCTTCAATGGAGTTGGTTTCCCAATGAATTTGAAGAAAATAGAATAAATGTGGATATTTGGAATGCTATTAATAAAGAGGTTGGAAGTGAGGTTCTTTCAGTAGTCTTTGAAACCGAAAAGGATATGATTGAACATTTTTTGAAAGAAATGATTATTTATGACCCTGATATGTTAATTGCATGGTTTGGTCATTTTGCTGATTTACCTAAACTATTTGAAAGGGCTTGTGCGCTTGGGATTGACCCTCGCATTATTTCACCAACGGCAACCATTAAGGGTGTTAAATCTACAAAAGATGGATTTGAATTTAAGTATGCGGAGAAAGGCTTTTCTCCAATTGAACAACCTGTTGGTGGACGAATTACGCTCTCTTTAGATTTAGCATTTGAAAGACAATGGAATGATTCCCAAAGAGGAACATTACCTTCTCTTTCTCTTGATTATATTTCTGAGACTATTCTTAACAAAAAGAAATTAGTATCGGAAAAGTTTCCAGACCCGAATGAGTTTTATCGACGTGCATGGTTAGAAG